CAAAAAGAACATGATATGTCAAGCACTTTTTTCGAAAATAATATTTTTTTCTGCCTCCCAATAATCGTGGAATTCTCCTCTTTCTTCGGTAATTATAATCCTGATAGTCTCAAGAAAGTCATCATCTCCCATTATTTCAAACAAATTACTCATACTATCAGGCCCATCCGTATACATCGCATTGACACCGTATCGTTTCATTTTGCGTGTTGTTCTACGAAGAAACACTTTCACTCTCTCACCATATAGTTTAGGAGACGGAGTGAACAGATACACCAATCTTTTTGAGTTCATCAATGCGGGTAGGATACCTTTTTGTAGAATGTCATGGTGGTGAAGTGATGTGCTGAATCCAAACACCTCATCCTTCGGAAAGTCTTTCAATCCAGATAGAAGTTCTTGATGGGTAACATCTTTGAATTTAGGTTCGTCCGAATCCAGATTATAGTTCACCACGATTGCAACATCTTCTTTACTGACCCACCACGGTTGGATATCATCTGTCGGCATACCCTTTACACCCTCATACGAATGTCTAAATCCAGTCTCCCTGAGAGCATCCATTGCCTTTGCCCAGTAAGGAAACAACTCATAGTTTAGGTCTTCATCAAATATCGTATGTTGAATGAAATGACGATTGGTATTAAACTTAGATGTCCAGTTGGTGATATTGTCAATGACCCTATCACTTCTCTTTACAAAATCTTTCGCGCCGCCATGTATGTGTTCGTCATTTGTGATATCCCAGAGAAAGTCATCCCATATGAATAGTGGTAGTCCCAGTTCAAGACATGCGATATAGGATGCAATATATGATACACCATCAGGCGGAAGGTTGAGACATACGACATCACCCTTCTCCATACCCTTTGACAGAAAGAAACGTTTGTGTTGGTTGATAGAAAGACATAGATTCTCATAATCGACATCATCGATTAGGAGGTCTTTCCGAATAATCTCACGACTTATTGCGTTCATTTAGATATCCACGAAGTTGTTCGAAGTTTATCTTCGTATCTTGAAAGAAGGGTTCTAGGTCAACATCATCTGGAACTTCGGGTAGTTCTCTTGGTTCGATAAAGAAATGACCGTCAATCAGATATAACGTGTCCTCGATATATCGTGGTTCGTCCCAGAGTTCACACCGAATCTCTTTACCATCGAACTGATAGAAGTCATCTGCCAACACACCCAGACCATTTTCTTTGACCACACTATCCTCGTCAACAAAGTTTATCAGTAAAGGGATTGCAGTATCAATAGACCCGTAGTGAGAATGAAACTTCACATTATATTCTCGTGCGAGGTCTACGAAAGTCTCATTAAGAGTGAACCCACACATATTGATGTTCAGGGGTTTCTTAAATGGTTTATCAAATTTATCGAGAAATAGTCTCAACGACTTTTCGTTTGCTATCATAACATGAGTAAACTCGTCATTATAAATCATCTGCCATGAACTCTCATTCGCACCATTCACATCTAGGTTTGTATCGTGACTTATTGGAAGAGTCAGATGTCTATTTGCAACCATTAGAGATGGAATGAGAGATGTCAACATTGCAGAAGCATGATGTAGGTTTCTTGAGTGAACAACCTTTGAGTTCTCATCAAACTTAAATATATCCACATTCCTACGGGAGATTGTCATAACTTCTCGATGAGAGAAGTAAACTGGTCTAGATGGTTTAGTTGTTCCAGAAGTAGAACTCATCAATAGAGGGTCATCAGGAGAAATTTCATAATTAAACGTTGTATCTTCAGTTGACATTTCTGGCAGTTTTACCGCATCTATCGATTGTCCCCCATATCGTCTCATCATCTCACCGTGGAGACCACCATACACACCATCACCCTCATGACTAAAATGTAGATAAAAATCAGATGGCCCATGTAGCGCAAGTTTGGTGTATGGAAGAGATTCTTCTGTCGCGGGACTGTCTAACAATATAATCTTTAGACCCATCTCTGCACATGCGATGATTGCAGAGACATGCATAGTATCAACACTTAGGAGTGAAATTGTTACGAGATTGCCTTTTACTACACCACTAAGTTCTAATAGATGTTTCCATCTATTGATTAGTCGAATAAAATATTCGCGTGATTCTCTAGGTTCTGGTTGGTTTTGATGGTCAGACCACCAAATCTCTCTATTGATTATATCACGATTTAAGATGTCTTGAGTGTATTTTACACCCGATGAATTCATTGTAGTAGTCATCATTTAACAATACGTCATTTTCAAATTGCAGTTTTGCCTCATAGTAAGAACATTCACCTTTAGTCTTACAAAGTCGTAGTATCTCTCGATTGAAGGAAACACCCTGTTCTAATAGGTCTAGAACGGCGCCAGAAGACCCGTGGTAACTTTGCCAATCAGACTGGACTCTTGTCCTCACTTTTCTCTTTCTGGTTTTTGTCTTGGGTAACACTTTGGGTTTCCAGAAAAACTTTTTACCAATATACTTTTTACCGTTCTGTAGATTTGTAATACAGTAGACGAACCCCTGATATTCTTCAAGGAATTCGTCTACTGGTTCAAATACTTTATTTTCATACATCCACATGAATGTATATATGGTTATGATATTGGTGTTCCGCACATAGGGCAGAATGAGGGCTCTTCCTCGCTATCGTAAACTAGGACTTCAGTTCGATGGTCACAAACTTCACATTCGAGTTCATACGATTCGTCCATTATGCTGCAACTTCATCCCAACCCCAGTCACCTTCCATACCATTTACAGAGTATTCGGTAACACGTTTCTCGAAGAAGTTGTCATGCGATGCACCATTTAATACCCAGTCTAACCACGGTAGGGGATTATCCTTGACACCAAACTTTGGTTTCATACCAAGTTGTAGGAGTCTACGGTCTGCGATGTGACGGATATATTGTTTGACATCCTCTTCGGTCAGACCTTCCATCTCCATACCATCAAAAGCAAGTTTGATGAAACGGTCTTCGAGTTTGACTACATCTTTTGCCATCTGATAGATTTTAGATTTCAGTTCATCGTTCACGATGCGCGGATGTTCTTCACAGAACTCACGGAATAGTTTCGCGTTACCCTGAACATGCAGAGTCTCGTCACGAATAGACCACTCAACAATTGTTCCCATACCCTTCATCTTACCATACCGTTGGAAGTTCAACAACATCACAAACGATGCGAACACTGACAGACCTTCGTTGAATACAGACTGTGCGAGGGCCAATGCCAGACCCGTATGACTGTTGATGTCACCCTGTTTCATGAAGTCAATCTTGTCGGACATCTCTTTGTATTCGAGGAACATATGGAAGTCCTCATCAGGCAGACCCAGAGTATCATTCAACAATGCATATGCACGTTGGTGAACTGCTTCTCGACCCGCAAACGATGATAACATATTACGGACTTCATTATTCTTGAACTTTGGAATCAGAAGTTCGTGGTAGTTCTCACCAACTTGAACATCTGATTGTGTAAACAGACGGAGAACCTGTGTGATAAAGTTCTTCTCTGGTTCACTCAGTTTAGTCTTCCAATCCTGAACGTCTTCGGACAGTTCTGCTTCGTCTTCAATCCAGTGTATCTCTTCGTGTTTCTTTGATAGTTCCACTGCCCACGGGTAGAGGAACGGCCGGTATGTTTTTGAAAAATCTAGTAATGACATTTTTTATCCCTCGCAAGCACGACATTCATCGTCTTCTTGTGTTTCTAATGATTTGTTTAGGTATTCCATAAGTTCTTCATATCCGCCCACATATTCTCCTTCCAGATAAATCTGTGGGACTGTTTTGACATCTCGGCCTGTCACTTCACGAGCGGTCTTACCTATCTCTTTCAGGTCGATGTAATCAAAAGGAATACCCCTCAAGCGGAGTTCTTCCTTTGCCATAGAACAGAATGGACAGTCGGACTTACCATAGACGATAGAACGCATATCACCTTGTAGTGCGACACGTTCTACCTTCTCAGACACGTTCTCTGCCCGTTGTTTTGATTCGGTGCGTAGGTAATAGAGACCTTTCAATCCTTTCGCCCATGCACTATAGTGAACCTTGTTTACATAAGACTTATCCGCACCAGACGGGAAGAACAGGTTCACAGATTGACCTTGACAAACAAACTGTTGACGTTCTGCGGAGTGTTGCACCACCCACATCTGGTCAAGTTCATCTGCGGTCTTGAATACTGCCTTCTCACCTTCGGTAAGGAACGGTAGATGTTGAACAGAACCTTTCTTGGTAATAATAGATGTCCAAGTGGATTCGGTGTTCTCACTTCTCTCATCAAGCAGTTGTTCGAGGTATTTGTTCTTTACCAAGAATGAACCCGCACGAGTTCGATGAGTATATGCATTTGCCTTCAGCGGTTCGATAGAAGGACTTGTTGATAGAATTATTCCTGAACTTGCGTTGGGCGCAATGGCAAGCAAGTGTGAGTTGCGCCTTCCAGACCCATCGCCATCAGGATATTCACCACGTTCTTGGGCAAGGAGTTCAGTTTCTGCAACTGCTTCTGATTTAATGTGGTCAAACACGGTTCGGTTGATTTCTCTTGCGGCTTCGGACTCCCATGCGACTCCATGTTTTTGGAGGAGACTGTGGAATCCCATTGCTCCAAGTCCGATTGACCGTTCTCTTGCTGCACTGTATTTTGCTCTGGCAATGGTGTCGGGTGCGTTGTCGATAAAGTATTGCAAGACATTATCGAGCATCCTAACAAGGTCACGCACAATAGTTGTATCTTTCCATTCATCGTAGTATTCTAAATTCAGAGATGACAGGCAACACACCGCAGTTCTGTCTGCGCTGGTTGGTAGGTGAATCTCATTACACAGGTTTGACCCGTGAATCTTTAGTCCTTTATCTTTTAACGGTTGCGGTAACGCATTGTTTGCCGTATCTATGAAGTTAAGATAAGGTTCACCTGTTCGAAAACGAATCTCAAGGAGACGTTCCCACAACTTACGAGCATTAACTGTTTCTTTTACTTCACTATTCTTTGGGT